ATGATGGGGTCGTGGCACTACAATAGTAAGACCCGCAGGGTTGACATCCTGTCTGGGAATTACTCTATGTGGCATGACATTGGATCTATTCCTGGGGTAATCCCCTTGAATAAATTTAGTATCGTGTTCCCGAAAACTAAGGAGCAACTAATGACCGAGGCAACTGAACGGTTCAATGATGTTAATGAGACTGATAATCTCCTTAACGTCTTGGAATTCGGTCAGACCATCGGTACTATTGCTTCTGCGTGTGATCTACTTAACCGCGCGATTAATCCTATTAGGTTAGCGCTCGCTGGACGCGTTTTTAAACGTCGTCCTGGGAGAGTTACCCTTGGGGATATATCAAACAGTTACCTAGGTTACCAGTTCGGTATCGCTCCGCTTATATCTGATTTCAAGAAGATACAGTCTTCGTTCCCTCGTACGAGGGAACGTCTGCGTCAACTTGCCAGAAAAGCGTTGCGTGAGCATTCGTCGATCGCATCATGTATAGCGACAGTTACTGTCGATAATACACAGCTGGGATCGGCCTACAGTCCTCAAGACTCACAAGCCGGGTACCTTCACTGTCAGGTTTATCCTACAGTTCAGGCAATCAGGCGCGTGGGTATTAGGGGAACCAGGGGCGTCAAGTATGAGTCTTCTTCCTTTCAGGAAGTCGATTACCTACTTAGTCGCTTCTTTGCTACAGGTCCGGCCAAACTTGCGTGGGAGAAAGTTCCTTTCTCCTTTGCAGTTGATTGGCTGATCAACCTGTCACCGCTGATAGATAAACTCGACAATGCTCTTGTGAGCAATGGCGTGTCTATCAAACAGTCGTGGTACTCGGAAAAGTATTCGTTCCTTGCTCAAGTGTTTAAACACAAGAGTGGGACGAACGACTGGTCCGAGGATGGCACTCAAGTAGCCTTAGGTGAATATCGTTACTACCTCCGGGAATCCATGCCTCCTGATACAAATGTACAGTTGGCTGGTAGGTTCGGAAAGAAACAAGCAGCTTTAACAGCTGCATTGTTCCACCAAAAGGTGGCGAACCTGCTCCGCCGTTGGCGGGGCCGTTAGTAGTAGTCAATAAACATAGTATAACCATGAATAATGACATCACAATCAAGTCGAAGGCGTATGCCTGGCAGTTCAGCGACAAAGTCGCTGGCAGTCAGAGGCGCTCCGTCACCGATGGGGCCGCTCGGCCTCACGTTATGACGATTGCGCACCAAACTGGCAAGTCGTCGGTCACGGGTCTTCCCGTTAACCGATCGAAGCTGCGCTTCGACTTCACCTGTCTCGACACGGGGGGTGTAAATCCCTCGAGCGAGCCTCTCACGGTGACCTTGACGATGCAGAAGGGTATGGGAATCAACGCTCCTTCGTCCGCCGACATTACGTTGGCTTACGATACGATCCGTCAGATTCTCGCTACCACCTCTGCTGATGCCTCTGGTCTGAACCTGGGTAGCAATATCTTCGCTACCCAAGAACAGTAAGCTAACGTTAATCAACCATAGAGTAATATCATGGCTACATTAAAAGTTAGCTCATACGTCAACCCGCAGTCGCTTCGCGCGGAAACAGTCATTAGTTATTCCGTTAGAGACAGTTTTGCTGTCTATGCGGCATTTCAAATGCTGTCTGATCTGCAAAATACAGAATCAGTCCTCGCATTCGACTTCATGTATATTGATTTGCGTCATAGCAAGTCATATAACAGGAGCGGAACACGGGCTCACATAACCGCTACTGCCCAGCTTGATGCTGGAAGTAGAGGCCAATATGAGTTCACGCTGAGGCTGCTTGTTGAGTATAGGCTCAAGACCTACCGGCGGGAGAAGCGCGATCGCGCCCTCCTGCTGGAACAGTCTTCATCGCAAACTCTCGAGGAGTATTCATACTTCTCGAGTCAAGGTTAACCGCAGAATCCAGGTGAGATGCAACATGCATTCAAATTATACTATTGCAGTATATCATCGCCTGCTAGCAGATCTATCTGTGATATCAGGGGTGCCACTTAGCACTCCCGATGACATAGGTATTGATTGGTTGCAACAAATTGCACCCAAGCTAGACAAGGAAATCCTGCTCTACCTCGAAGGGAAGCGCGATAGTAATATCGCTTTTCCACAGTGGCTATTGCCTCTGTGGGAAAACTTTATCCTTACGGATAATGTTACCTCACTCCGATGTATCAGGGATTCCTTGTTATTCTGTTATAAAATCGAGGACGAACCAAATGATAAACAACTCGAAGAGGCGCAAGCCTCGTTTGAGGAATGCGATGGTTGTGTCGGGATGTGGGATAGCCATTTTAACATGGCTGATCCACAATACCGGTATCTTACCACCGCCCGTCGAATCATTAGTTCTGTTACTTACAGAGCTAATTGGTCTGAAATAACTCCATCACATGGTCCTGGAGGGATTTATCCCACCAGGCTTCCGCGTGATAAGAGCTGCTTCAGAACATTGTATACTAAAATCCAAGAACATTACCCGTTTGATCAATACTTCTGCGGACTTCCATCCTTTTGGATGGATGTCCTAGGAAGTGATCAATGGATAATGTCCGAGGAGGATAGTATTACCGCTAAGCTTGTCGCTGTTCCTAAGGACTCACGTGGTCCACGCTTAATATGCGTGCACCCCGCGGAGGCTATATGGATCCAGCAAGGCCAGCGTCGTATCCTAGAAGACTGTATTACTAGATCGCCCCTTACTAGGGGTTCGATTAACTTCACAGATCAAACTGTGAATGGTAACGCGGCTCTTCGTGCATCCTCTGATCGTGAGTATTGCACTCTCGATCTCAAGGAAGCAAGTGACAGGATTTCTTGCGGTTTAGTTAGACACCTCTTTGGTGACTATCTCTACAATAAGTTATCCTGTTCACGTGCTACGCACATTAGGTTACTAGATGGTCGGGTTATCGAGTTAAGAAAACGGGC